AGAGTTCAACATAAGCCTTGATCTCTAACTCAATATCATCTAGTGATGGTGATGAGTCAAAGACAAACTGTATGTTGGACATATTCTCTAGGTGCTTATCGTAGTAATGACGGTTACTAGTTAGGTTACCCTCCACCAGTAGTTGACTGTGTCCTGATAGGTGAGAGGCTGCTCTCATCATCACTGTTGCTATATCAGTATCGGCTGAGAAAAATAAAGTTGGAACCTTTGCTTTAACTGCATAGATAAGAGCAAACATACTCTTACCAGCATTAGGTGCGGCGGCAATCATACACACCTGACCTCTACGGAATTTGATCTGCTTCTTAGCAAGATCTTTCCATACATCAGGTAATGGTGTTGCATTGGTATTACTACCACGCCACGCTCTATCTATGTTAAGCAACGTGTTCCTCTCTAGGTAAAGCTATACCTCTACGACTTCTGATATCTTTTCTTTGATTAGCAGTAAGACCGCCCCAAATACCAAAGCGTTCTCTATTGATACCCCACTCTGCACACTCTGCAAGATGGGGACAAACCTTGCAAACACTTACTATTGTTTTAGTATGTACTTTATCTTCAGCATCCCTTTCAGGATAAAAAAATTCTGTACCTACTTGTGAACAAACTGGGTTCTCATAGCTCCAAGGAACCCGCATAGTTTATCTAATCCAGACAGTCTCACACTTGTCTACAGCACCTTTAGGTGCAGCACACATCCAGCCTTTCCAAGGACCTTTCTGTCCTACGCCTGAACGAAATGCCATTGAGCCGTGCTTACAATCAGGAGCAGCAGCATCTGTAGCTACAGCAGTACCGCCTAATGCTTTCTTAGCATAGGCAACTGCGCCACCTGATGGCTGTGCAGTGGCACCAAGAGCAGTGCCAGTTGATGTTACTAATGTTGATAGATCAGCAATTGAAGTTAGAGATGTCTCTAATTCAGCCTGACTAGTTGCATAAATATTTACTAAAGTTCCATCACCTAACTTGTAGTTAATCTGGAACTTTGTGCTTTCCGGTGCAGCCATTTACTTACCTCCAGTATGTTTGACAGTTAATCGTATTGATTCCTGTCCTTGTTTTTTTGGTACAAAACCGAGAAGTTTCTCAACCTCTTCGGCATCTACTGATTCTCTACCACTAACAGTGCTCCACAAAATAGATACACCGCTATTAGTATTACCAGTAAATCCTTCTAACGCAGCTTTTAATGACTCGCGTTCGTTAGTCAGTTCCTTTATCTTTGCATCTAATTGTAAATACTTCAAGGCAGATGTATCCACTTCAGGATTATCTATAAATACTTCATCCTCCTTGATACGTTCTTTTTTTAGACCAGTACATCCCATCTCGCCCGACTCATCAAAGTACTTGCAATAGAACTTGCAGTAACTTTGATCGCGCTCTGGCCCTGGTGCATCTGCGCTCTCTTTAATAGCAGATAGCCAATTCAAGGCATCCTCTGCTAATTTCGGATCATAAGGTTCTGAATGAACCTTGACATCTCTTTCATCACCATCTCTGGCAATGGCTACTAGATTAACAGTTCTGGGTGACCCCTTTCCAGACTTGTCAAGCAAATAGCCATACACCTGAACTTGCCAACGCTGTTGTAGCGATGGGAAGTAAGATAGATTTTTAACCTTAACGGTTTTCCAATCTACCACATCTCCAGTTTCTGGTATATATAAATCTATATGAGCTTTCATTCCATTGTATTCAACAGATGTTTCAACCCAATACTTCTCACCCTTTGGATCAGCAGTTGATATTGCTTTCTCTATCTCAGCGTGGATAGCAGTACCCATAATAGCTGACAACTTTAATTCGTTGTCATTAGTTTCAGGTTGATCGTTAAGACGATACCAAACCTTACGGCGACAGCCACCCAACTCTGATGGACCTACCTGTGTCTGCTTAGACCTTGCCCTACCAGCATCTTTATCTCGTAATACCTGTAGTAATAATTCCTTTGGATCAGTCATTACTTACCCTTCCGTTTCTGTATTGCTATCTGTATTGGTGGGCAAGTATTAATATCTAACTGAGATGAAATCTCCACAGCCTTCTGTGCTATCTCAACTGCTTTATCCTCAGTCATACCCTGATAATCAAGTGAGTATAGATACCCAGTAGCAAACTGACCACCCGAACCAATACCATAAACCTTTAGTTCATTCTGAATAAAGGACATATCACAAGCAATATGAAATAGGTTAGAGTCAAAGGCTATTAGATAATCAAAACCACCATCTTTCTTATCCACATTAGCCCAGTCATAGGTACCTTTATTGAAGGCATTGATAATAGATGGAATCATTTTCTTACCCATAAACTGGACAGGATCTTCACCTCTATATGTTGGTGGCTTCCAGTTGTAAGTTAAAATATCACCAGCTCTAGTATCACCGGTAATTCCAATGGCAACATAACCAACCTGAACTATCTTTGGTGTGCCTAAACTAATTGTTCTAAGATTATCTTCTGTAATCTGTGAGTCAGCAGCAAGAACTGCGTAACCATTTCCTTGAATACCAACAACCGTAGTCAATATAGCCCCTCCTTTTGTCTTAGATTAATTGTAGCACTGGGATCAGACAATGGTGGGATGTGAATAGGACACGCCGTGAAAGCGATATGATCGGTTACTAGTCCAAGAATGTGTACCATATGAGCCGTGAGGCGAATTACGGTACGGGCGGCGCATTAAGCGCCGCGACAGTACGGTCAGTATGTTCCGTCTACCAACCCTGCGAAAAAATAAAGAGAAGTTACCTGATAAATTTGGTACAGATCTAAGGTCCTTAGGACCATTACACGCCTGTCCTTGTGGCTCTAAAGTGTTTTCTATCCTCGCTACCTTTGATGACTATGAGATCTCTTGGTATATGTTAGATGCAACCTGTGCTAATTGTGGCAACCTGATATTAGTACCCTGTCCAATAGATGATCCAGCCAGGGATATTTAGACAACAAAAAAGAAGGCCACCCCGTTAAGGGTGGCCCTGTATTGCCTCGCAGTAAAATTAAACTTACTTAGAACCAATACCAAATTCTGTAGCTGATGGATCTATTGCCTTTAGAATAGGTCCTGCAACTGCGGCTACTGCTGCCATAGCTAATGCTTTTAGATCTGTATTACCGGCAAGGTATAGAGCAAGTGCGGCTGCAACAGCAGCACGAGCATAGGTGGAAACAATTGCTTTTAATTTAGTTGTATTCATATACATCCTTTAAGGGCGAGCAACGCCCATTACTAGGGAATAGGAACGTTTCTTTAGAAACACACCATCTCCATTTGATTGACTGCCCTTACTATCTCCTGAGGTATTACCCTCATAGACCATAAGGTATTTCTTTCCATCATTACTAGCGCAGATACCAACGTGGTCGGCCTCTACATCAGCATCAAATTGAAAGAAAACTATATCTCCTGCTTGAGCTTTACCAACTGGAACTATCTTGCCCCTATTGGTAAACCATTTAAGTCCTGCCTGACAAGAGGCAAATCCTTTAGAATTTTGCGCCACAATATTCTTGCCTAATCCTGCTTGGTTAAAGCACCACGATACAAACATAGCGCACCAAGGGTTGTTATTAAGTCCATACCATTTGCCATACTTGGTATCGTTATTACCAATTTCTTTATAACCTAATTCAGCTTTAGCAATATCTACTACGCTCATTCATTCTCTTTCTTTGTCTCTATGTCATAGTGGAAAGCATTGGAATCTTCAGTGACCCACTTCTTCTTATCTTCAACATCCCACTTGCGATCATTGATGATCCTGTGGATAAGTGGATCTCCATACTTAGTTGTATATGATGGTTCAAAAACAAATATTCTATTATTAGGCTGGATAGCAAAGTTGCCATCATCTCGCTCTATAACGTGACCGCACTTGTGTTCATCAGGGGTCTCTGAGTATCCATCATCTAATCTATTAGAGTCTGGATTGTGCCAATCAAGGGTAAAGAGATACTTGCCATTTACCTTGGTCTTATTCCTATCCACATAATGAAGGCTTAGGTTTGTTAGGTTAGCAAACTTGGTAGCTGTTACATATGGACTAAAAGAGTTCCACAATACTAGGTTATATAGGCTTTCCTCTGGTACACCAGGCTTCTTACAGAAGGCATTGATAGGCATACGCCACCAGATACCACCATCTTCCATCATAAAATGAAACAGTGGGCTTCTATTTTGTACGCTGCTCACTCCAAAGATTACACAAGGGAAGTACTTATCGTGACTATCTATCTGATTACGTAAAAAGTTACCCCTGACATAACAATCTATCGGTGGGATATTAGCGTTT